CTTTGACCGCGTTACGGTCACGCGCGTCTGTCCGGGAAGCACCAGCGCGGGGTCCGGTGAGGTTTCTACCGTTTCCAGCCCGGCGCTCGCCATACGTAAATAACCGTTTTCCCATTTGCTTTCTATCCGCTTGGCAAAGTCGTCGTTCTGGTCAAATACCGGCGTGCCTATCAGCTTGTCGCCCTCTATGCGCAGATTTTCGACCTTGCCTATCGGCATGGCTCCCGGTTCCCAGCTCCTGCGGTGCATCCATAGCAGCACGGGGTTGCGCTCGTACTGGCTCAGGTCTATGCCCGCAGTCAATACGCGGCTGCCGTAACTGTTCACGGCCTCGGTGGATATTATAACTTCTTTCATTCGTCTTGTCTAAAAAGCCGGGAACGCGGCGGCGCGATGGTGGGTGGAGGTGGGTGTGTCCGCCGCGTCCGGGCTTCACTTATTCAATCTTTCTTACCTTTTACTTGATATTGTGGCGGAGGCAGGACTCGAACCTGCGACCTCCGGGGAATGAGCCCGGCGAGCTACCAGCTGCTCCACTCCGCATTTATCTGTAAGTCGTTCAGCGGTGCAAAATTGAGCATTGTTCACGCCCCTCGCAAAAAGTGTGTAAATCTTTTACACTCTTTTTTATCCTCACCCCTTTTTAACCCAATTTTGCACCGTGAAAACGCCCCAGCAGTGGGGGCGTTAACTTAATTACATCGCTAAATTATGAATGGCAACTAAAAAGGAACGCGAACAGCAGCGCGAACACGCTCGCCTCCTCTATATGCAGGGCGAGCCCCAGAAGTCTATTGCTGAAAAGGTCGGGGTCTCGGCTCAGACTGTTACAAAATGGGTCGCCGACGGTGGCTGGGAACAGGCACGAGCGGCCGCAAATATCACACGCCCGGAACTTGTTAATAAAATTCTTAACAGTATCAACGTTCTGCTGGAGGACCTCGCAAATGACCCCAGCCCGAAAAAGACCGCCGCAAGTGCCGACAAGCTCGTAAAGTTCGCCGCTACTGTCGAACGACTCGACAAAAAAACTTCCGTGGTTGACATCATCGAGGTTTTTATGGCTTTCAGCAAGTGGCTCCAGTACCGCATGAGCTTCGACCCCAACGTAACGCCGGAACTGCTCAAAACAATCAACCATTATCACGATCTTTTCATATCCGAAAAGTTAAAAGAGTCTTTCTAACGTATGACAAAAGCGGAATTAAAAAAAGCGATTGAGGAATGGAAACAGCACTGCGAAACTGTGCAGGCTGCCACTTCCATTATTATCACCGAAACGCCGGCGCAGCGCCTCGCTCGCATTGCGCGCCTGCGCTCCGATTATGCCGCTTTTGTCGACTACTATTTCCCGCACTGGACCATTAACCCGGAAACGGGCAACGCCACCCCCTGCGCTCCTTTCCATATCGACGCCGCTAATAAAATCCTTAAGAACCGCAACCTAAAGGCCGCGTTTATGTGGCACCGTGGTGCCGCCAAATCTACCAACATGGACGTATTTGTCCCAATGTGGCTAATGTGTCAGGAACGCCGCGAAATTAACGTTATGGTCATTGTCGGGAAGTCTGAAGACAACGCCAAAACTCTGCTGGGCGACATTCAGGCGGAGTTACAGTACAACCAGCGTTATATTGCCGATTTCGGAGAGCAGTTCAACGCCGGCAACTGGCAGGACGGCGAGTTTGTCACTCGCACAGAAGTTGCTTTTTTTGCCCGCGGTCGCGGTCAGTCGCCCCGTGGTCTGCGCTATCGCTCCCACCGCCCGGACTACATCATCATCGACGACCTCGACGACGACGAGCTGGTCGAAAGCCCCGCCCGCGTCTCTAAATTGTTCGACTGGGTACGCTCAGCCCTCTTTGGCACTCTCGACGGTGGCCGTGGCCGTTTCATCATGGTGGGCAACCTCATTGCCAAAAATTCGGTGCTCGCTAAGTGGTGCGACATCAAAAGCGTACACGTTACCCGCGTGAATATCTACGACCACAACGGCGCCATCTCTTGGGCGGCCAAATGGACTCCGGACGAAGTGCAGGCCATTGCCGACGTCGCCGGGTATCGCGCTTTTCAAAAGGAATACATGAACAACCCCATCATTGAGGGCGCAGTGTTCCGCAACGAGTGGATCCGTTGGGGCAAGCGCCCCGCCTGGTCTAAGTTCTCCGAAATTGTCCTCTACATCGACCCCAGTTTCAAGGGGTCGACTAAAAACGACTTTAAGGCCGCGAAGCTATGGGGCAAAGCCGGGACTCAACTCTGGCACCTCCGCGCTTTTGTCCGCCAGTGCTCCGTTGCCGAAATGGTCCGCTGGTGTTACGACCTCTACGAGTGGACCCGCGCCCGGGGCATTGCCGTGCGCTGGTATATGGAGGCAAATTTCATGCAGGACACCATCCTCGACGAGTTTCAACGTGAGGGCGAGCTCCGCGGCTATCAACTCCCAATGATTGGCGACAAGCGAAAAAAGCCCGACAAGTTCCAGCGCGTCGAAGCGGTTTCTCCTCTCTGGGAGCGTGGCTTCGTCTGGTACGACGACACACAAAAGGACGACCCCGACATGCTCGCCGGCATCGATCAGACTCTTGCCTTTGAAAAGGGAATGCGCGGCCACGACGACGCCCCCGACGCCGACGAGGGCGCCATCTGGATTTTACAGCGCGACACCCGCCAAAAAAATATTATAACCAAAACATCTATAGGCTTGCGACCTAACGCTAAAAATGTATCATGGTAAATCGGCTTGCCGCTTTGCCCCTTAATAATATAAACTCTATGCAAAGAATATCTGAATATTTTCGCGCCCTCCTGTTCGACTGGCGCAAAAACCGCGCGATCCGTCAGGCTCGACGCTCTGCCGGCATCTACCGCCGAAAGTTCCTGGTGCTCGTCTATCAAGGGCGCCCGGTCTGCGTCTCAATGCAGGGCGTGAAAAAATTGATCCGCCAGAAAAGGCTCCCCGGACTTACCGCCGAAAAAGCCCGCGAAATTGCAATATTTGAAGCCTCACCCCGTAACACCTCCGGCTCATGTCATTCCTGACCCTCGACGACTACCGAAGTGTGTGCGACGATTACGAGTTCAAGCAGATAACGCAAAACGACGACATCCGCCAGACTGCCGAAGCCGCCGCTCTGGAGCAAATTGCCTCATACCTGCGACACCGCTACGACACCGACCGCGCCTTTTCAACTGTTGACACTGCCCGAAATTCCATGCTTGTGCAGTGTGCCGTTAATATTGCCCTCTGGCTAATGATCCACCGTCTCCCCCAGAACATGGGCCACGAGCGCCGCGAATGTCTCTACAACGATTCTATAAAGTGGCTCCGCGACATTCAGGCCGGCAAGGCTTCTCCCGACCTCCCCGTCTACCAATCCCCCGACGGCACCGACGACGACACCCGCAACCCCGTCCGCTTCGGCTCCATGAGTCCTAACCATTACGACTGGTAACGCCATTTAACACCCCGTTAAACACCCGTTAAATCGATTTTTAATCGCTTTGCAAAGCAATGAAACACTGTTTAAGTAATGTTCAGACTGTGCGCAAAAATAGAGATCAACGGCGACCGCTCCTGGTCGCTCGACTTCGTAACTGCCGTGGAGATTACACGCGACACTGAAAAGCTCACCGCCGAAGCCAAAATAACACTGCCTAAAAAAATCAAATGGAACGGCTCCGCTGAAATCCCCGTGCGCCGTGGCGACCGGGTGCGTATATCTCTGGGCTACGACGACAGCCTCCAGCTCGCTTTTGTCGGTTATGTCCGCGACATCGGCTTCAAAACGCCCGTGGTCATTACTTGCGAGGACGACATGTTCCTGCTCAAACAAATGCCGGCACAGAAAAAGGCTTACCGCTCTGTTAATCTCGAAACGTTGCTCAAGGGCCAGGGCATTACTCACCGCCTCAACATAATGGGCGAACAGTCGCTCGGGGCTTACCGCGTCACTGCCGACACTGTCGCCTCCCTGCTCGGCAAACTTTCGGAACAGGGCATCCGCTCATTTTTCCGCTATGAGGACGGCGAGCCGGTGCTTTATTCCGGGGTACTCTTTGAGCGCGACACAACACCCTCCCAGACTTTCAAAACCGGGCTTAATATCATTTCAGACCAGAGCCTCCAGCAGCAAAAGGCCGAAAATATGCGCCTGCGCGTTAAGGCGGTCAGCCTTATGCCGAATAATAAAAAAATCAAAGTGGAGGTCGGCGACAACGACGGCGAACACCGCACACTGCACACCTACAACAAAACCGAAAGCGAGCTCAAAGCTTGGGCGGAGCAGGAAGTCAAACGCCTTAAACGCGACGGTCTGACCGGCTCATTTACTACTTTCGGCTATAAGCTCGTTGACCCGCTCGACGCCATCGGCCTTATTATCGACGGCAACAAAATGGGCGTGTATCAGGTCAAAAAAGTTGTGATTAAATATGGCGATTCCGGCTTCCGTCAGGAAATAACCCTTGGCCTCCGCGTCGCTTAATTTTCAAAGTCATGTCAGATATTGCAAACATCATCAGGCAACTTGCTAAACTGGACGGAGAAACCGTCGCGCTGGTCTGCACTGTGGACGCCATCGATAGGGTCGCCCGTACTATCGACTGCACCCCGCTGAATGAGGGTGCGCCGCTGCTCGGCGTCAATCTCCAGGCAAATCAGGAGGTCGACTTCGGCCTCTGCCTGTTCCCCGAAAAGGGCAGTTATGTGGTCGTGGGCTTCGTTGCCGACGGTGCCGCCGGGGTGGTGCTGCTTACTGAAAAAATTGAGTCCGCCGAAATTGTCATCGGCGACTCCTCCGCCGTCATGGACGCCGACGGCCTACGCTTCGACATCGGCGATATTTCCGCCCATATTGACAAAAACGCCGTTACTTTCAACGGCGGCAACCTCGGCGGCCTCGTTAAGGTTCAGGACCTGACCAATAAACTGAACGAGCTGGCCCGGACAGTCAACGCTCTTGTAACTTCATACAATACCCACACACATGTTACAACGGCCACCGTCGGCGCCGGATCCGTCCCTGGTGTTATATCTCCCATAACCGAACAGGCAGAGCCCGCCGCTCTGTTCAACCAAGCCGACTATGAAAACGAAAAAGTTAAACATTAACCCTCCTGCAATGGCTAATTTAATTTCAAGCATACGCGATTTTTTCAGCCGACCCACCCGCTCGGAGTTGGTGGCGCTTTCTCGTGCCCTCAATTCTAAACAGGGCATTAAGTTGTCGGCTATGCTCCAGCAGCAGTCCGACAGCCTCACTAAAAAGGACGTAGCCGACTGGCGCGCAGCCCATCAAATGGCTATCGACTACGAAAGCCCCAACCGTGCCCGGCTTTATGACATTTACGCCGATTGTGTCCTCGACGCGCACCTCTCCGGCTGTATAGCACAGCGCAAGGGCAAGGTCTTGCAAAAGGATTTCCGCCTGGTTGACCAGAACGGCAAGGAAAAGCCGGAGGCCACCGAATTGCTGCAAAGTGAATGGTTCGCCGACTTCCTTAACCTCTGCCTCGACTCCATCTATTGGGGGCCGACCCTCATTCAGTTGGGCGACGT